ATTTAACCACATACCAATTACGTATAAAGAAATTAAGACAGAAGGAAATGATAATAGTTTTACTGAACATGATTTATTAGCATGGAATAATAGAATTAAATCAGATTCTAAATATTCAGATGTATTTCTAAGAATAAAAAACAAAGAGACAAATTTTAATTCGCGTTTCATTAAAGATGAAAAAGTTTGCAATACAATTATATCAACTAGCGGCTCGAAAATGGTGAGCTATTCAGAACCCAGAAAATTAAACAATGCAGAACTTATTAAGATTGGTAGTTTCCCCTTAGATTATGATTTTTCAGGAAACAACGTAAAGTACATAATCGGAATGTCGGTTCCCCCAGTAATGGTCGCACAAATTGCAAGTGAAATTTATAATCAATGGAATGAAGTATTTTAAAAATGATTAACTTTGCATCATGAAGTACAGCCCCGAAATGACTAAAAAAATATGTGATTTGCTTGCAGCTGGTGCGCATAGGGTAGAGGTTTGCAAAGCTGCAAATATAACCATATCAACATTTTACGAGTGGCTTTCTAAATCGGAATTTTCGGAATCTATAAAAAAAGCCGAGGAAAGAGGCTTGGAAATATTAGAATTTGAAGCATTAACCAAAATACGCAACGCTGAATCATGGCAATCCGCTGCATGGCTTTTGGAACGTAGATTGAGCCACAAATACGCATTGAACAAACCCGAAGTAAAAGAAGATGAACAGCCAAAATATACCGGAGGGCACTTCAATATTGAGAAAATAGAAATAATTCACACCACGAAAAAAGATTAGCACTGTTTTCTTTTCATACAGTGTTTTAGCCCCTTCGCAGGGGCTTTTTTATTTTAACAATCTTATAACAAAATAGTGAGCTTCATTAACAGATTATTAACTACTCGTTAACAAATATAATTTGAAATTAAGTGTATATTTGCTGTATAGAATTTAAAACAAAAAACAATGGAAACCGCAACAAAAAAACAAATAGCTGACCAAATAATAGCAAATTGCAAAACAAATTTTGGTAAAACATTTGCGCAAGTGGTTAAATATCTTAAAAATACTGAGGACTTTAAAACGTCAGGGGCTTCTTATATAATACCTATTACTAAATGCGGACACAAAATAGTTATAACATCAAATAAAAATTATTGCCAAGGTGCTAAAAACGGATACGGGGCTGGGGTATATGCTGTTTTACAATATACAGGAGTAACAAAAGAAGTAAAGATTAGTGACTTATAAACTAAGGGCGAAAGCCCTTTTTTATTTGATAGCGAAATCAATTTCATTATCAAAATTTACAAGTATTGTTTATATTCCAGACCTGCCAGCATTTCATAAGTGAATTGAAATACCGGAATATGATTCGAGGCACAAAGATTAAGCTTTGTTAGGTCGTTTTCATAACCTACCCCGCCTCGATTGTGCCTACCGTTTACCCACTGGCCGCCGTTTATTTCTATAATGGTAAGGTCTGAAAACTTATCCGTTAAAACATAATCGAATCTGAATTTTCTGGTAGATGCAAAGACCTTGGAAATTAACACTTCTTTTTGTATTTCATACCCTCTACTTTTTAGGTAAGTTTCAAATTCTTGAATAATTGCTTTGCGTTGTACCGGATTCATAAATTTAGGTTTTAGAATCCAAATATAATCATTATCTTTGAAACGATTTTAAAGTTTAATCTGTGTTTGGTTTTACATTTGCGTTAGTTCCCTCATGCACCTAGCCCCGGAAACGGGGCTTTCTTTTTAACAAGTCATTAACAAACTATTAACAGAAATAATTTGCAAATAGATGCAAATGAATGTATCTTTACTGTATAATAATTCAAACAAAAACACACATTAAAACACAAAGTTATGAAAAGCGCAAAAAACACCACCACCGAAAACACAGTAAAAATTTCAGTTAACTGCCAAAACGACTGCTGGAAAAAAGACTTTACAGCAACTGCCAAACTAACCGAAACCCGCATAAACGGGTATGAGTTCGAAAATATGCCTTCATCTTATACTGAAGTTTATACAATCGTATCAGCCCCAAAAAAATTTAGCTGGGCAATCGGTAAAACTGTTACAAAATGGGTTGACAATAACGGCAGCGCAGACGCTCAAGCAAGAAACGCAGAACGCTGCGCAACAATGATTCCAGTAATGTAAAACAACGGGGCGAAAGCCCCAAATATAAACCAGTAAAAAAAAAAAACATGAAAACTTTAAATTTAAAAAAAATAGGCGAAAATTATGAGATCGAGATATTACCTTGGATGTTCGGGTGGTATTCGCAACAAATACCACCTTTCGAATATTTAAAACAAAGACTTTCTGAGCATTTTATCCCTGATCAATTAATATCTCAAGTACTTGAGATATTAGAGCAGATGGCGAAAACAGGGTACAAAACTGGAAGATTGATCGGCGAATGCACTTGTAAATATTTAGGTTCCGATATAAAGAAAGTGGGCGATAATTTGTTGCTTACTAATCCAAATTATCAGTACCAGAGACAGGAATTTCCTGGATTGATTGGGGTGATTTCCGTGTATTCGGAAACATTTAATGCGGGATGCGGACGTGTTACCGCAGGATGCTATGATTCTGATTATTATGAAATAACAGGCATAGTGAATATACGATGGTGCACTAACCCCTAAAATCTCCAGACCCGCCATAAAAAGCGGGTTTTTTGTTTTTAGCGAACTTAACATAATGTAAATTATGTACCTTTGCCATAAACTAAAATCTAAAAATATATGCAATACACAATTAAACAACTTGAACATCTTAGGAATATAATGGCATTAGGGTTTGATGATGGGCTTCTTGATGACAAAGAAACTAATGACAGAATCAATTTCATAGAAGAAACTGATAAGTTTTTTCTATGGCTTGTAAAAATGGAAAAATTGGGAAAGATTAAAGAATTACTAAGTTCAATGAAATCGGAATAAGATGACAATCCCAAAAATACAAGCTACTGAAGTATTTGAATTTCTCATTGATTCTTACCAGAAAAAACCAAGGGGAATCATTCTTGAGGGTGGCAGTCGCTCAAGCAAAACCTATTCAATCATTCAATTCATTGTTCTGTATTGTCAAGTAAACCAGGGAAAACGCATTACCATAGCAAGGACAAAATTCACATGGTTGCAAGCGTCCGTAATTCAGGATTTTATAGACGTGTTACAAAGTATGAACCTATATTCAAAATCATTGCACAGGCAAGATAAAAGCCAATACACTTATAAACTTAACAATAATAGAATCTATTTCGTTGGCTTAGATGACAAGCAACGGCTACACGGATTGAAACATGACCTATTTTGGATTAATGAAGCAATCGAATCGGATAAAGATACTTTTGACCAGCTGAATATGCGAGGTGCTGAAATGTTTATTTTGGATTATAACCCTGCCAAAATAGAGCATTATATTTATAAGCTGATTGAAGATAAGCATGTTTTATTTATGCGAAGTACCCAGCTTAATAATCCATTTCTTCCAGAAAGCCAAAGGAAAGTTATTCTTAGCTACGAACCAACGCCGGAAAACATTGCAAAGGGTAGCGCGGATTTAGTTAAGTGGAAAGTTTACGGATTAGGCGAAAGGGCACAATATGAAGGAAATGTTTTCACCAATTGGAAAAGCTTCGAAGTTTGGCCTGAAGAATACAAGTTTATTGCCTACGGTGTGGACTTGGGTTTTAACGATCCTTCGGTATTAGTGAAAGTTATGTTCACTGGCCACGCTTTTTATGTTGCTGAATTGATTTATGAAAGCGGCTTAACTACAGACGTGTTTTTAAATAAAATCTTAGAATTAAACGAGATAAATAAAAATTATCTGATATGTGAAAATGATAAGACATTCATCATAAATGCACGCAAAGCAGGCTTACAAGCGATGCAGGCACTCAAAAAACCAAATAGCATTTACGAGGGCATCCAGTTAATGAAAAAATATCCGATATTTCTACAATCAAGAAGCACAAATGCATGGCATGAGTACGCTTCTTATACGTGGCGGGAAAACGTTTCATATAATGGTGGCTACAATTCCAGTCGATATTTAGATGAACCTATTGACTCAAATAATCACTTCATGGATTCTTTTCGCTACGTATGTTATTATTTTTCATACGGAATGAGAAAAATATAACACTTCATTAACAAATTATATAAGGTTATTTTGTTTTTTTACACCAAAATTTAAAATATGTATACAGATTATAAAAAGCACTCCACTCACACTGATGCAAATAATGTGCTAGCAGCTGCCTATTCTCAAAACTGGGATAAGGTAAAAAAATATGTAAACAAAAATGGATGGTGTAGATTAAGTCACTCATTATTTCCTGATATTGAAAAGGAATTTAATAAACATAAAGTGTATTGGTGGCGACCAAAGACATTGAGCGGCTTTTTAAGTTGCCGCTAACGTCTATACAGCCACATATTTTTAAAACCTTAGTACTATTTAATGCATAGTAGTAAGGTTTTTTTATTTTTGTTTATGTTTGAATATTAGATAACTTTGCATAAATTTGTAAAAAATATCTGATACATGAATATTGTTAAGCGGATAAAGTCCTTTTTTAATGGCAATACAAACCAGATAATTACGCCAATCGCTCAAACATCTGCATATAATAGCTATGAATTTGTTAGATATGGGCTGAATTTATCAGAGTATTATAATAGAGTTCCTGAACTTCGTGCTATAATAGACCAGCAAGCGGATATGTGCAGTAAAATAAGGCTGCAAGGCAATAGCAGGGCACTTGCAAAGCTTAATCAACCTAACTACTTGCAAACATACAATGAGTTTATAAGTATGGCATACAAGCAATTCAGATTGTATCAGGTGCTTTACTTATATTTTCGCAAGCCTTCAGGATTTAACGAATCGGAAATCGGAATAGATAAAACTGATATTTTCATTCTACCATTTGACCAAGTTAAAATTCGGCTCCAATATAATCGAATAACTTTGTATGAAGCTGAAAAATTATCTGATATTATAGAAAAGATAGAATTTATTGATAATGGCATTAGTACTGAAATTGATATAGATAGGCTGCTTATCATAAACGAATCAGGTATAAATCTAAAGGATTCAATTTTAGGCAATTCCAGACTAAAAGCAGCCACCGATTCGCTTGACAACCTTTTAGCTATTTCAGAAAGCAAAAATGAGTTTGCGATAAATAGGGGCGCAAATGGCATAATTTCACCTGAGCAACCTCGCACAGATAGCACTATCTTTTCGCCTTCGGATACTGATAATATACAATCGGCACTTAAGGAATACGGAATGCTTAAAATACAAAAGAAGTATTTTGTTAGTCCTTACCCTGTTAGATATCAGAAAACAGTACTTAGCCCAAAAGAATTAGATTTTGATTCAATGATTTTAAGAGAGAAGATAAATTTATCAGATTTATTAGGGCATAATATCATTCTTTTGAATGAATTAGCGAATAGCACATTCAATAATTATGATACTGCTCGAAAGGTAATTTATGAAAATACGATAATTCCAGTATTTGAAACAATTTTAGCAGGTTTAAACGACGTGTTTGGGCTAAAAGGTAGTAAGCAAAAAGTACAGATTGACAAATCAAGTATCGAAGCCTTACAGCAAGATAGAAAGGTTAAATCTGAGATTGATAAACTAAACATTGAAAATATCGTATTTATAAACGAAAGCCTAAAAAATAACGTTATAACATACGAATCGGCACTAAAAATGTGTATTGAATTAGGTTATAGTTTAGCAGATTCTGAGCAGTTTATCACAAAACCGATAATAATAACTTTATGAAAAATAAAGAGCGTATATATAAAACTAAAGATATCAGCAATAAACTGTTAGGCATTGAAAAAGCGCAGGGCATTGTTGAAATAGCTATCAACGCATTCAATAATATTGATTATGATGGAGACGTTTCAGACCCTACTTCATTCAATCGAACGACAAAAAACAACATTTCAAAAATAAAACATCTTGCTTTCCATGACACGCACAAGGTTATCGGATTGCCGATTGAGTTCAAAATAACACCTGAGCACATAGTCGCGGTATCAAAGATTAATCTTGAGAACACTATTGCAAAAGATGTATTTGCAAACTATATGTTTTTTCAAGAAAACGATAGAAGCCTAGAACATTCAATTGGTGCAATCATGATAGATAATTATTATGATAATGAAATGCAGGCAAACATTGTGAAAGAGTGGGAACTGAGGGAATATAGCGTTGTTGCTTTTGGGGCGAATCCAAACACTCCGACATTATCAGTTAAGGAACTTGAAAAAATGCTAAGTTATGAATTTAGCGATAGTACATTAAAAAATATCGAAAAGTTTTTATCTTTGTTAACTAAATATCAGATACAAGACCCGACCGAGTTTTTAGTCTCGTTTGAAAACACACTGAAAAATCGTGCCACTCTAAACTCTGAAGATTTTAAACAAAAATTATCAGTTATATTTACAAATCTTAAACAAAAATAATCATGAATCCAGAGGAATTATTGAAATTTATCGAGGCCGAAATGGCCAAGCTTTTAGAAGGCATTCGCGGCCAGTTTGTTAGCTCTGAGGAATTGGCGGCAAAGATTGATGAGGTTAAAAGCCTTATGAAATCAGCAAAACAAAATGAAGATGTTGAAAAGAAATTCAAGGAACTTGAATCAATAGCATTGAAACAAGGCGAAGAAATTGCAAAAATGCAATCCGGTAAAAAAACAAGCATTGTAGAAAGCAGAAAAGACCTGCTCAAAAAGGCAATGGATAACCTAGAGAAAAAAGGGTTTTCAGGTTCTGAGAAATTCGTAATAAAAACCGATGTTACCAGAGCTGCCATAGTTGATGATGAAGAAAGCATGCATCTTTCAGATGTTGCAAGACTTGCAACGAGCGAGCGAAATCTTGAAAGCGTAATGACAAAAATTCAGATGTCAGCTAATTCTCACGGTGTTGTGACTTATACAGACCAGACAACCGCAACCAGAAACGCGGCATCTGTTGCTGAAGGTGCTCAATATCCTGAATCTGCTATTGCTTGGAGGTCATACAGAAAGAACCTCGAGAAAGTAGGGGACTCAATTCCGGTAACTGTTGAAGCGTTGAAAGATGTAGCTTGGATGCAATCGGAGTTAGATAATTTCATTACTAATAACTTAGAATTGAAAGTCGAAAACTTGCTTGCTGTTGGTAATGGTACAACTCCAAACATCACAGGTGTGTATACTTATGCAACCGCTTTCGATACCGTTGCATACGCAGCCAGCACAAAGCCAAAGGTATCAGTGCCAAACGTTGCGGATCTTATGGCAATTCTTAAAACTGAAATAACAGCAACCAAGGGCGCAAAATATAACCCTAATATTGTTATTGTGAATCCATATACTGCACTTGAATTGAAGCTATTGAAAGCTATGACCGGAGATAGCGTTGTTTCAAAACTTATTGTTATGGAAGGCGACCAGCTGATGGTGGCAGGTATGCGAGTAGTTGAAAACTCAAACATTGCAGAAAATACCCTTGTATTGGGCGACTTCAGATTCGCACGCATTTACACAGATGGTACAATAATGATAGAAATTGGTGAGGTAGATAAGCAATTTATTGAAGATACCAAAACCCTCAAAGGGACTCGCTACTTGCTTTTACTTATCAGAAATGCAGACGCTGATGCATTCATCAAAGTGACAAATATTACCACTGCTAAGACTGCTATAACAGCATAACTATAATAAGGGGGTGAAAATCCCCCTTTATTTTAACTTCATTATTGTTAAGTAGTATGGAAAAAGTTGAATTAATCGTAATAGGTGACATTTTTGGGCGTAAAGAAGGCGAATTAATAACAGTATCAAAGGAATTTGCAGCCGAATTAGTTGAACGAAAAATGTGTAAATACAAAGAGCCTGAAAATAAAGAAGTTACAAAGGAAGAAAAAACTAAGAAAAAGTAAAGCAAAATGGCAAATCCCGAAAAGATAGGTAATGATTACATTCAGAAAGTTGCATTAGTCAATGACTCTGGGCAAATTGTTAATCCGGCCACTGGTTCGGGTCAATTGCCAGAAATATCATATTCTACCGATGCGTTTGGATTGCTTCGCGTGGGCTTGCCTCAAACCCTGAGTAATGGAATGTTTTTGAAAGATAAGCAACCGTTAATATGGGCTGAAAAAGTAAACGGCGGAACTATAACAAAGAATGCAACAAGCCCTCATGTTGATTTGGCGGTGGCTTCAATTGGACAATATGCCATAATCAGAACAAAGCGAGGTTTTACATATCAACCGGGCAAAAGTCAGAAATTTAGTTTTACTTTTGCGTTTTCAACGAGTAACAGCATAACTCAAAGGGCTGGAGCCTATTGGAACATATCAGGAACGGCAGAGCCTCGAACGGGTATATTTTTAGAGCGCAATCAAAGCGGTAAATTATGGTGGAATATATATAGTAATGGAGTCGTAATTGATTCAGCAACGCAAGAAGATTGGAATCTTGATAAATTCGACGGCACGGGATTAAGCGGTTTTACCTATGTAGACGGCAAACCTCAAATAGCTTTCTTTGATATGGAATATTTGGGAGTTGGTTCGGTTGCTTTAGGTTTTGTTGTGGATAGGAATATCTTTTATACTCATGTGTTTCATCATGCAAATAGAACGCTGGGCGAGGCTTACATGGATACACCAAATCTACCCGTTACTTACTCAATAACAAGCGTAGGCGGTGCCGGAACCATGAAAGCTATTTGCAATACTGTTATTTCTGAAGGTGGCAGCGAACCAGTTGGACAGCCTTTTAGTGTGACTACAGGGCTAACTTCAGCATCTATAAATAACAACGTAGTCGAAGCTATGATTGGAATAAGGTTAAAAGCGGCTTGGTACGATGCAACCGTATTGCCTGAGTTCTTTTCGATAATGACGACCTCGAATACAAGCGGTTTTTTTGCCTTGTGCATTAATCCGACATTGCCGAGCGCTGCA